GTCAACCTGGGCGAGATCTGGGACAACATGCCGCCGGTGAAGCCGGAGCTGATTCATGGGATCCTGCGGCAGGGACACAAGATGCTGCTGGTGTCCTCCAGCAAGGCCGGGAAGACCTTCGGGCTGATCGAGCTGGCGGTCGCCATCGCGCAGGGCCGGCGGTGGATCGGATTCCCCTGCAAACAGGGGAAGGTGCTCTATCTGAACATGGAGCTGGATGAGGCTTCCTTTGACGACCGGCTGAAGCGGGTTTATCAGGCGCTGAGCCTGGAGCACCCGCAGCCGGAGAACATCGATATCGTACACCTGCGCGGGAAGACGGAAACACTGGACAGGCTGATGCCCCGGATCGTCCGGACAGCCAGCCAGAAACAGTATGCCGCGATCATCCTGGACCCGACCTACAAACTGGGCATCGGGAACGAGAACGACAACGAGCAGGTGGCCCGGTTCTGTAACGCGATCGATCAGCTGGCGAACACCGGCGCCTCCGTCATCTACGCGCATCATCACTCGAAGGGCGCTCAGGGCAGCAAGACGAGCATGGATCGGGCCAGCGGATCCGGGGTCTTCGCCCGGGACGCGGACGCGCTGCTGGACATGATCGAGCTGCGCATTCCGAAGGACCGGGAGGACGAAGCGAAGGCGGAATACGGCGACAAGGTGACCGCCTGGCGGATGGAAACGACGCTGCGGGAATTCCCGCGGGTGGAGCCGGTGAACCTGTTCTTCAGCTACCCTCTGCACGAAGTCGACGCCGGCGGGATCCTGGACGAAGCGAACCTGGAAGAGAACGAGCGGAGCATGGAAAATGGTCGCGAAATAGGGAATCTTGCGAAGAAAGTGAAGAAGGCGGACATGAAATCCCGCATTGCGGAAGCAATTAACCGAGATGAAGAGATCGCCGGAAGGCGAAAAACACAAAAAGAATACGCAGAAGAATTCGGCATTGGTGAACGAACTGTACGCAGGTACTTGAAGGAAATCGATGGTGACTGAGTACCTATCAGAACCGGCCAAAACCGGCCAAACCAGTTTATATATAGAAATGTCCTGTCCTATACAAGCCAGTGGCCTGTCCTACCGTGGTACAGGGGGCTTCGTACCTTGCCCCTGTCCTCCCGGTAGGGGGACAGGCGTTAAACAGGAATGCCGGGCCAAAACCGGACAACTAAGGGGACAAAAAGGGACAAACCAGTTATATATAGATAAAGTTCCCTTCCCTTTTTGGTGAAAGCGAGGAAAAACGGGAAGTGTTTCAGGTAAAGGGGAAAGGGGGCCCCTATACCCCTCTTTCCACCTTATCCACTAAAACACTCCGCGCGCGAACCCCGGACAGAACCGGCCAACCCCGGAATCCCCGGATTAAGCACCGACAGAGATCGGTCTCCGGTGCCGTAAAGGAGGGTCAATGAAGTGAAATGTATGATCCAGAGATGAGAAAAGACTGCCCAATGCGTGGGAATCTTGGGAACTGCTCTCCGGTCGGCGGTTTCTGCATGGATGCTGTAAGTGATGAAATTTGTGAAGCTGTACATAACGCTTATGATCGTGGGTTTTACAATGCGCTGAAAAGGCTGAAAGAGCAGGAAGCTGTAAAGCCCAAAAATGATGCATTCGGGCATCCGTATTATCCGAAATGCAAGATATTATTTTGCCCGCATTGTGGACAGGAGGTAAGTAGGATGACACCTGAAGAGGCATATCGTGCCGGGTATCAAGCCGGGAAGTTATCAATGCCGGAGATCGTCAGGTGCGATCAGTGCAAACACTGAGTGCCCGGATATATCACGGATACCGATGATTTCATCCCGTCCCGATGCCTGGATAATCACGGTGTCGGATGGCACGCAAATGACTATTGCTCCTACTGGAGCAGAAAGGAGCCAATATGTTGCCATTAAAAAGAATCAAACGATTAGAAGAATCGGTTGAATGGCTGATCAGACATTCTGTTTTTGAAGGGGGAGCTATGGACAATCTTCCTGCTTCTGTTCTGGAGACAATAGAAAAGCTTCGCCAGAAAGAGTCTTGTGATATTGCTCCAACGCAAAACAAAGAGCATCAGTAAGTTTGGAGCAAGCGTATCACAAAAAATCCACTTTTCAATGACATGAAAAGGAGTCTTCAGATGCCAGCGATAGAACTACGTTTAAACCCGCCCACGGCGACCAGCCAGGAAAACCAGACCGCCTATGTCAACGGACGGATCATGCACTACAAGAAGAAAAGCGCAATGAACACCTTCCGGATCCTGACCGACGCCCTGAAACCCTACGCGCCTCCGGCACCCATGGACGGACCCATCAGGCTGTATGTCGGATGGAAATTTCCGCACGGGAAGAGTCACCGCCCCGGGGAATGGAAAGTCACCCGCCCGGATACCGACAATCTGCAGAAGGCGCTGAAGGACGTCATGACCCGGCTGGGCTTCTGGGTGGACGACAGCCGGGTCTGCAACGAAACGGTGACCAAGATCTGGAGCGATGAGCCGGGGATTACTATTTGCTACGAGGCGATGAAGGAATGATGAAAGTATGGGATCGGGCCCGGAAGCCGGAGGAAACAAGATCCGAAATGGAACCGGTGCGGCCCTTCCTCAAGTGCGTGGACTACTGGCCCGGGAAAATCCCCCCGCTGCACCTGGCCGCCTACAAGGCCATGATCAGCAAGGGCCAGATCCTGAAGCAGCATGTGATCTATAACCGGGCCACCGGCAGCACCACCGTCGAGTATTACTCAACCGTTCCCCATGAATGGATCCGACAGGAAATGAAGAAGATTGTAAAGGAATTAGAACATGAAGCACTACATCCCACACTGGAATGAGATCGGGATTTCGAAAGAGCGCTATCTGGAACTGCTGCACTTCTGCCGGCAGTATCCCGACTGGAAGACGGAAGCCAGCAGCCTGCTGGGTATCCGCGGCATGAACATGGACGGAATGCCGCACGGCACGTATCCCGGGGATCCCGTCGCGGCCGCCGCCGGACGCCGGGCCGGACTGCTGAAGAGGATCCGGACGGTGGAAGAGTGCGCCGCGGCGGTGCACGACGGGAAATGGTACATCGCACTGATTCAGAACGTGTGCATGGCAAGGCCCTATCGGGAGCTCGCGCCGGATATTATGCCGACCTCTGACAGAAACACGTTCTTCAGAGCCCGAAAGGAATTTTTCATCCTGCTGGATAAAGCGAAAGGAGAAAACGCCGAATGAGCGAAACGGAGAAAAGACCAAAGAAGAAGGGCAGAAACGAAATGCGCGCAGAGGACATCTACCCGCCCCGGCGCGGGTGGAAGGTCTGCGGCGTATCGAATTCCCGCGGGTTGCTGCACCGGGGGTATTCCTCGCCGCAGCTGAAAACCTGCCCCTGCTGCGGCGGATACCCGGTGTTTGAGGAGTCCGTTGACGCAGTGGTAAAAGATGTGCAGGAGCCGGTCCGGGTGTTCGTCGGAATCTGCCCGAAGTGCGAAATCCGGACACGGAAGAGCGGCACGCTGAAAGAAACGGTCATCATGTGGCAGCGCCGGGAATACTCGAAGGATTCCATCCTGATGAACAAACGTCCGAAGTATGACTGGATTCACGGCGTGCGGGAACTGAGTCAGAAAATTGTAGACGCAGCGGTCGCGGACGCGATTATGTACGCGCAGCAGAGACAGGAGGACGAGGAAGGCTCGGAGCATTTCCTGTACACGGGTGATCAGCTGGAGGATCTGGAAAGATTCTTCCATAACTCCGTGTTCATGTGGGAGATGCACCCGGACGGAATCATCTCAGACATCCGCAGAATTCTGTACCCGGACCTGCCGCCGGAATGGCGGACTAAAATCCCGCCGCACCTGACGCGGCTGTATGAAGGGAAGAAGGTGGTGGCGGAATGGAAACGTACACAAAAGACGAATTCATAAAGACGGCCATGAAACGCGGGTATGCTTATGAGCATCACGCGCAGATGTATGTTGGGCAGAACCCGAAGACCCTATATACGGAGGAGGATCTGATGGACCTGTACCGGTTCGAGAACCGGGAACCGACATGGGACACGCCGATGTACGGTAAGACCGCGGAAGAACGGACGCAGGAGAAGCGGGATTCGTGGCTGTGATTTCATACTCCGGGGGCACTGCTTTTATGATATTATGCTACCGTGGGTTTCATGGGGAGCCTCCTTTCGGAGAGGATGCCGTGTTCGGACGCGGCATCCTTTTGATTTGCTTTTTACGCAAAGAAGGTGATTCAGATTGAAAAAGAGAGAACGCAGAAGCGGATAGACTGGAACGCGATCCGCGCCGAGTACATCGGCGGCGGAACAAGCTATCGAAAGCTGGCTGAAAAATATGGTGTATCGCTGACTGTTCTTAAGACCCGAGCAAAAAGAGAGAACTGGGTTTCGCTTGCGGAAGGGGCGCGACACAAAGCCGACACAAAAGCGACACAGAAAACAGCATCCGTGGCCGCAGATAACGCCGTCATCGCGGCCCGGATCAAGAGCAAGCTGTTGCAGAAGATGGAACGGATCATCGACAGCCTCGCGGAAGAAACAGACGCCACAGAAACCAGAGAACAGACCTTCGACGATGGCGGCAGCTACACAAAGATCCGGCGGCTGCGGGACCTGACCTCCAGCTACAAGGACCTGACCGCTGACCTGCCGCGGGCGGAGGAGGAGAACCGGAACGCGCCGGTGATCGAACTGCTGAAGAAACTCGACCGGGAATGCGGCGTCAAGGAGGAGACATGAGCTTTTTCAGCCCGATGCAGCAGGAGTTCTGGCAGGAGGCTGTCCAGGGCGGACACCGGTGGAACGTGAAAACCGGCGCCACCCGCAGCGGGAAGACCTACCAGGACTATTTCCTGATTCCCCGCCGGCTGCTGGCCGTGGCCGGCAAGGAAGGGCTGAACGTGATCCTGGGAAACACCAGGGAAACCATCCGGCGGAATATCATCCTGCCGATGCAGAACCTTTACGGCATCGGCTGCGTCAGCAACATGCACGCGGACAACAGCGTGACCATGTTCGGAGAACAGGTTTTCTGTCTCGGATGCGAAAACATCAACCGGGTGGACCGGCTGCGGGGCGCCAGCGTGAAATACTGCTACGGCGACGAGGTGACCACCTGGCATCCGGACGTTTTTGAGATGCTGAAAAGCCGCCTGGACAAACCGTATTCCGCCTTCGACGGGACATGCAACCCGGAAGGCCCGGGACACTGGTTCCACCGGTTTCTGCTTTCGGACGCGGACATCTTTCAGCAGGCATATACGATCGACGACAATCCTTTCCTCGCGCCTTCCTTCGTGGAAAACCTGAAACGCGAATATGCGGGGACCGTTTATTATAACCGGTTCATCCTGGGACAGTGGGTGGCCGCGGAAGGCGCCATTTACCGCGCGTTCGCGGACAGGCCGGAAGATTTCATCCTGGACGGGCTGCCGGAGCGAAACGGACGAACCGTGCCGGTCCGGCATGTGGTCATCGGGGTGGACTTCGGCGGCGGGACATCCGCCCACGCGTTCTGCTGCCTGGGGTTTCTGGAGGACGGAAGCCTCATGGTGCTGGACGAATACCGGGAACAGGCCGCGCTGGATCCGATCCGGCTGGAAGAGGATTTCGTCCAGTTCGTGAGCCGGTGCCGGCAGAGGTGGATCATCAGCGATGTGTGGTGCGACAGCGCGGAGAAAACCCTGATCAACGGCCTGCGGACCGCCGCGGCCAGATGCCGCCTGCCTGTCAACATCGGGGAGGCGAGGAAACGGATCATTAATGACCGGATCCGGGCCATGTGCATCCTGATGGGCAGCGGACGGTTCCACATTCTGCGGAAATGCAGGGCCACCATCGACGCGCTGCAGAACGCCGTATGGGACGGAAAATACACGACGGAGGACGTCCGGCTGGATGACGGCACCACGAACATCGACAGCCTGGACGCGATGGAGTACGCCTATGAGCGGGATATCGAAAACCTCATCGAAACATGGGGGAGATAACCAATGCAGTGGATCGAGAAAATCAAGAAATGGGGGCGGAGCCTGATGGAAAGAAGCGCTGCGGCGACGGGCGTCGCCCGGGAATACAAGACGGTCTTTGAGCTGGGAGGCGTGCCGGCCTTCCAGCAGTTCTACAATGACGGGATCTTCATCTGGAAATGGCTGTACAGAGGTTTTTACAAGCCGTGGCACCTGGTCGCGGCCCCGACGATCGCCAAGGAGAACAACAAACGGGAATTGTACCGGATGAACATGGCCAAGGCGATCTGCGCGGAAATGGCCGGGCTTGTCTGGGGCGAGGAATGCGAGATCCGCGTCACCACGGACGGACTGGAAAGCGATGACGAACACCCGGATCCGCTGGGCGCGTATGTGACGCAGGTACTGCGGGACAACGCATTCCGGGAAAAGATGCAGGAAACTATCGAGCAGGGGCTTGCCCTGGGCGGCAGCGCGCTGAAGGTCTGGCAGGAAACCCGGCACGACCGGGAAGGAAACGAGATCCCCGGCAGCGGCAGTCTTCGGATCGGGTACTGCATGGCGGATCAGTTCGTGCCCCTTGCGTGGGACAACGCGAAGGTCACGGAAGGCGTGTTCATCAGCAGAACCGCAAAAGACGGATACTACTACACCCGGCTGGAATGGCACCAGTGGGACGGTATTACCTACGTCATCCGGAACGAGCTGTTCCGCAGCGAAATGCAGAAAGGCATGGCCTCCGGAGAAGCGCAGGACATCCTGGGCGTCCGGTATCCGCTGGAAGTCCTGTATCCCTACCTGGAGCCGGAAACCACGATCCCCGTGGAGGAAAGCCTGTTCAGCTACTGGCGGACGCCGATCTCCAATAACATGGACGATAACAGCCCTCTGGGAATCAGCATGTACGGCAACGCACTGGAGACCCTGCACGCGCTGGACATCTGCTACGACAGCTTTGTACGGGAATTCCGGCTTGGTAAGAAGCGGATTATCGTCCCGGCCCGGGCGGTGCGGCAGGTCGTGGATCCGCAGACCGGACAGGTCCGGCGGTACTTCGATCCCGGAGACGAAACCTACGAAGCGCTGGCCAGCGACGCGCCCGAGGATCTGAAAGTCACGGACAACAGCGTGGAGCTGAGAGTGGAGGAGCATATCTCCGCTATCAATGCGTTTCTCAGCATTCTGTGCCTGCAGGTGGGGTTCTCCGCCGGCACATTCACTTTTGACCAGCACACCGGGCTGAAAACGGCCACGGAGGTCGTCAGCGAGAACAGCAAGACCTACAAGACCATCTGCTCCGTGCAGAACATGCTTCGGCCTGCCCTGGAGGCACTGGTGGACAACATCATCGCCGTGGCTGGTCTGTACGACATGCGCTGGAAGGGGCAGCTGATCAGCACCC